ACCTTCCGTCCTCTCTCTCTCTGTGATCGTGGGTGCAAGCGCATTCACCTAGGCGCATGTGGAGGTTCGGATGGCTGCTCGTCGGAGCAGAGCGAAGCCGGTCGAGTGCCCGGTGTGCCACGGCGCCGGCGAGGTTGGAGCGGTCGCCGCTCAGTCGCAGCTCGCCGCGGTGATGGCGTGGCTCGGAGGGCTCACGCTCACCGAACGGACCGAGGTTCTTGCCGCCAGCGCACGGCAACTGGCGCTGAACATCGACTTCGCCCAGAACGAGAAGTCGCTGCCGTCGCTCACGAAGGAGCTGCGCGCCACCCTCGACGCGATCGCCCCTCCCGACCCGGGAGATGACGATGACGATGACGACTGGACGAACCAGGCAGCCGCTGCCGTTGGTGCTGCCCCGAATCGGGACGCCAAGAAACCCCGATCGGGAGACGCTCGGTCCGCAGGTCGGGGAGGTCGCAAGGCGGCTCGGTAAGCCGCTGATGCCGCATCAGCAGTACCTGCACGATGTGGCGTTGGAGATCGACGCTGACGGCCGGTTCGTGTACGACGAGGTCGACGTCACGATGATGCGCCAGTCGGGCAAGACGCACGGCACGCTCGCCCGTGTGACGTGGCGGCTCGCTGTGGCGCCGAAGCTGCTCCGTCCCGACGGGATGCCGTGGGGTGCGCAGCGGGCGACGTTCCTGATGCAGCATCGCCTCGACGCCCGCAAGAAGCTCGAGCGGGACTTCGCCAACGAGCTCCGCGGGAACCGGGCGTTCCGGGAGATCACGTCGATCCGTGGTCGCCCGGCGAAGGCGAACGAGTGGAAGCTGTCGATGAACAACGGCAGCGAGAACATCCAGTTCGGTCGCGGCAACTACTTGCAGATCGACGCTCCGCAGAAGGAGTCCGGTCACGGTGACACGCTCGACGAGGGCGACCTCGACGAGGCGTGGGCGTTGACGTTCGAGAACGAGGAAGCGGTTGCGCCGGCTCTCGCCACCCGGTTCAACGCCCAGCTGTGGGTGCAGTCCACCGCCGGTGATGTCACGTCGAAGTACCTGTGGCGCAAGGTGCTCGCCGGTCGGGACGCGTGCCGCACCGGCAACCACGGTCGGGTCGCCTACTTCGAGTGGTCGCTCCCGGACGACTGCGACATCGACGACGAGGACGTGTGGTGGGAGTACATGCCGGCGCTCGGCCGCACGATCACACCCGAGTTCGTCCGGTCCCGCCTCGAGGCGGCACGCCGTGACCCGGACAAGGGTGAAGCGGCGTGGCGGCGTGCGTACGGCAACCAGTGGCCGAACCCTCCACGGCTCGACGAGGAAGGGAACCAGCCGGTGATCCCGATCGACGTGTGGCGTTCCCGCCACGATCCACGATCGCAGCCAGGCGATCTGATCCTGTTCGCCGCCGACGCCGCACCGGACCGGTCGCACGGGTGGATCGCGGTCGGGTCGATCCGCTCCGATGGCCGCATCCACTTCGAGATCACCGACGACCGTGCCGGGGTGTCGTGGATCGCTCCTCGGCTGATCGAGATGCATCGCCGCTGGGGTGGCGGCAAGGTCGTGATCGACGGACGGTCGCCGGCGTCGTCCGAACGTGCCGAGCTCGACGCCGCCGGCCTGGACGTGATGGTCGTCGGCCGTTCCGAGCTGGCGGCGTTCACCGGAGCGTTCCTCGACGCTGTCGGCGTCGACCTCGCCGGGAACGTCACCGACCTCGACGCCGCCCGGTTCCGGCATCGGCTCACCGACACCCACGCCGCGGCGTTCGAAGCGGCGTTGTCGGCAGCGACCCGGATGCCGGTGGATGACCGGTTCGTGTGGGGCCGCAACCCGACCGGCGACATCGGACCGTTGATGCTCGCCACCCTCGTCGTCGGAGCGCTCCCGAAGACGAAGCCCCCTGACGAAGAGGAGCCGTTCGCCATCGTGCTGCGGTGAGGAAGGTGGACGTGATGGACGACCTGCTGACACGAGTGCATGAGCAGGCCCGGACCGTCCGGCCGTTCCGCGCTCTGCTGACGTTGCTGGCGTTGCCGTTCTACGCGATCGGTCTGCTGCTCGGCCTGGTGGTCGTCGTCGTGCTGTACGCGTGGGCGGCGATGAAGACCGGTGTCGCCGACGTCCGAGCGAAGGCACCGAAGGCGCCGGCTGCCGCGACGGCTGCGGCGGGTGACGCCTGATGGCGCTCCTCGACAGGGTCGCAGCGAACCTCAGCTCCGGCGGCGGTGACGCCGTGCGCGCTGACCCGGTGTCGCTCGAGGAGTTCGGCTACCTGCTCGGCGCAGCGAACCGGTCGGTGACCCGGTCGAAGGCCGGCGTCGACGTCGGCCCGAAGCGGGTGCTGGGCATCTCCGCCTGGTACTCCGGTGTCCGCTACCTCGCCGAGACGATCGCCGGTCTTCCGGTCCACACGTACCGCGACACCCCCGCCGGGCGCCTCCGCCGCGCTGACCCGCAGTGGAAGCGTCAGCCCGACGTCGAGCAGACCTGGTTCGGTCTCGTCGAGGCGATGATGATGTCGTTGCTCCACAAGGGCGACAGCTTCTCGTTCAAGATGCGCAACCCGGTCGGCCAGGTCGTCGGCCTGCGCGAGATCCACCCTGACCGGGTCACCGTCGGCCAAGCCCCCGACGGCACCAAGCGGTTCCTCGTCGACCACGACGAGACGGTGTACACGACGAGAGAGATCCTCCACATCCCCGGCCTCGCCTACAACGGCCGCCGTGGACTGAACCCGATCCAGACCGCCGCCGACGCTCTCGGTGGGATCGCCGCCGTCGAGGACTACACGCAACGGTTCTTCGCGAACGGCACCCACGTCGGAGGCGTCATCTCGTTCGAGAAGCCGCTCGACTCGACCGCCGTGAAGCGGCTCCGAGCCGAATGGGACGAGTTCCACCAGGGGCTCCGCACCGCCCACCAGACCGGTGTGCTGTCCGCCGGCGCCCGCTACGACCGCATCTCCCTCGACGCCAAGGACACGCAGCTGCTCGAGGAGCGACAGTACGGCGTCACCGAGGTCGCCCGGCTGCTGCGCATCCCGCCGCACAAGCTCTACGACCTCACCCGGGCGACGTTCTCGAACATCGAGCACCAGTCCATCGAGGCTGTCGTCGACAGCATCCGGCCGTGGCTGACCCGCCTCGAGGCGTGGGTGAACGCCGACCCGCACCTGTTGCCCGCCGGGAACTTCATCGAGTTCCAGATCGAAGGGCTTCTGCGTGGCGACGCCGCCTCCCGGGCGCAGTTCCACAACGCCGGGATCACCGGCGGCTGGCAGACCCCCGCCGGCGCCGCACGCCTGGAGAACCTGCCCGCCCCGGCGGAGCTCGACTACTACCTCCGTCCGCTGAACATGGCCGTGATCCGCGAAGGCCAACCCGACCAGGTGCCAGCCGACTCGTCGTCGGCTGCCCCGACCCCGATCACTGGAGGCGCGAATGGGTGACCGCATCGAGATCAGCCGCACCGTGCCGCTCCTCGACTACGAGATCGACCGCTCCGGCGACGGCCGCACCGTCATCGCGTACGCCGCCACGTTCGACGAGCTGTACCGCGTCTCCGACGCCGAAGGCATCTACGACGAGACGATCAACCCGGCAGCGTTCAACCGGACGATCAACAACGGCGCGCTCCGGTCCGTGTCGGTCCTGTTCAACCACGGCCTCACCGCATGGGGCACCCCATCGGACCGATACGCGATGCCGGTCGGGACACCGGTGTCGATCACCCCGGAGAAGCGGGGACTGCTCACCGCCACCCGCTACGCCCAGACCGAGCTCGGCGACGAGATCCTGCAGCTGTGGAAGGACGGCGCGATCCGCGGCCAGTCGTTCCGTGGCCCGGTGTTCCGTTCGGCGCCGGCCCGCCCAGGCCCCAACGGTCGCCCCATCATCGAACGCCTCGAGCTCGGCCTGCGCGAGTACGGCCCCACACCGAACCCGGCGAACGCCGGCGCTGAGCTCGTCGCCGTCAGATCCCAGCTTCTCGCCCAGGTGGGCGAGATGACCCCGGAGGAGCGCCGGGAGCTGGCAGCGCTCCTGCAGGCAGACACGCCTGCGCTCGACACCCACGAGGACGCCGCAGACGACACCGGCTCACAGCCGCCCGTCGATGCGCCCGCCCCTGGCCCGTCGGTCCCCGCATTCATCGAGGCGGACGTCGCCGCGCGACGCCGCCGCGCCTGATCCAAGGAGATCAACGTGAAGACCATCCAGGAGCTCCGTGACGAGCGCGCCAGCGTGCTCGATCAGCTCGACGACATCGTCCGCACCGCCAAGGAGGCGGGCACCTGGTCCGACGAGGACCGCGCCCGCTACGACGACCTCACCAAGCAGGACGACGACCTGCAGGACGCGATCCGTTCGGCCGAGGTCGCCGAGACCGACGCCGCCCGCATCGCCGGCCACGAGGTGCGCCGCAGCCGCTACAGCGTGCCGAACATCGCCGTCAACGGCTCGAAGGCCGTCGGCGCCGACGTGACCCGCAACCTCGACGCCCTGCTGTGGGCGACCGCCGACGAGGTGCCCGCCGGCTCGTTCGACCGCACCGGCGGCTTCCGCCCGCACGGCCTCGCCCGCAACTCGGTGGAGCAGGTCATCGTCCGCAACGAGGACGGCTACGCCGTGCAGGCGCCCCGCATCAGCGCGTTCCGCCCCGAGGACCGCAACCTGGTCCGCACGTTCCAGCAGACGGTGCTGGACATGGCCCTGTTCGGCCTGCTGCTCGACAAGGGCGCCAAGTCCTCGAGCGACGGCTTCCAGGTCGCCCGCAGCCACAAGCTGATGAAGCCCCGCTGGCAGGAGATCTGCCGTGCGATGGACGTCGACACGTCGGCCGAGGGCACCGACTGGGTGCCGACCGGCATCGGCGCCAACCTGCACGAGAAGGTCCGTGCCGCCGGCAAGGTGGCCGCCCTGTTCGCCCGCATCGACCTCCCCACGAACCCGTGGAAGTGGCCGGTCGAGGGCGGCGACGCCACCGCCTACCGCGTCGGCGAGCCGACCGGTGACACCGAGAGCGCGATGACGGCGAGCACGCCGGGCACCTTGGCAGCGACGTTCGACGCCGAGATCTTCGGCGCCCGTGCGTTGTTCTCCCGGTCGCTCGAGGCGGACTCGGCGCTGGCGATCCTGCCGTACGTCATCCGCAAGCTGACGCAGGCGTTCGTCGACGCCGAGGAGAAGGCGATCATCGACGGTGACACCGACGGCACCCACCAGGACAGCGACGTCGGCGCCTCCACCACCGATGCCCGCACGGCGTGGGACGGCCTCCGCAAGAAGGCCCTCGCCCAGACCGTCGCCACCGCCACGTCGGCGTCGGCGGCGAACCTGCTCGTGGTCCGCAAGGCGATGGGCAAGTGGGGTGTCAACCCGGCCGACCTCGCCTACATCGTGGGCGTGTCGAACTACCACGGCCTCATCGCCGACACGAACATGCTGACCGTCGACAAGATGGGGCCGAACGCCACCATCCTCAACGGCATGGTCGGCTCGGTCGGTGGTGTCCCCGTCATCGTGTCCGAGCACGTCCGTGAGAACCTCAACGCCTCCGGCGTGTACGACGGCATCACGACCACCAAGACGGCGATCCTCTGCGTGAACCGCAACGAGTGGGCGATCGGTCAGCGCATGGCCCTCGACGTCGAGACCGACGACAGCATCTACCGCGAGACGTACCAGCGGGTCGCTGTCGCGTTCGCTCGCGAGGACTTCCAGCACATCGGCTCCGCGGCGACCAACGAGGACACCGCGATCGCCTACAACGTCACGCCCTGATCCGGTCATCGGGCGCCAGGTCCACCCTCGCAGTGGACCTGGCGCCCCAACCCCAAGGAGAGCCACATGGCCCGCACCATCTCGGGGGATGACCCCACCAGCACCGCCCCGTACAAGGACATGGACGGCGACGTCCACCTCAACGGGACCACCGTCTACGTCGAAGCCGCAACCATCGACTTCGCCGAAGGCGCCATCACCAACGTCATCGTGCAGAAGGCGATCTCCGTCACGATCCCGTCGTACGCCGCCGACACCTGCGACAGCGTCGCCGTCGACGTGGCGTCGGCGTTCACGGCGTCGGTCGCTGTCGGTGACATCGTCATCGCTGCGCCCGCCGAGTCCCTGCCGTCGAACTGCGTCTTCACCGGCGCGTACGTGTCGGCCACGGACACGATCACCTGCACGTTCGCATCCGCCGAAGGTGCAGGCGTGACAGGTGCCGCCAAGACGTTCAACTTCGTAATCATCAAGACGGCCGAATCGGCCTGACCCCGATGACGCCTGAGCGGGCGGACACGACCGCCGTGGTCGCCCGCTACAGGCAGCTCGTCACCACGATCAGCTACAAGCCGGGCTGGACGTTCAAGGTCGCCGGCCCGCTCGGACGGGTGCTGTGCGTGTTCGCCACCACCCCCGACTCGCTGAACCCGACCAGGCAACGCACCACACAGCACCAGTTCCCGCTCCCCGTCGGCGCCGACCTCGACGACCGCACGTTCTGCCGGTGGGTGTTCGACCAGCTGCTCCTCGCCGAGCTCCACGAAGCAGGCGAGTTCTTCACCGTGGACGGCTTCCGGCCGTTCTTCCCCAACCACCAGGACGAGGGCTCCCCGTACGACCTCGTCATCCGATGGGAGACATGATGGGCCTCAACCCTGTGACCGGCGGCCTCCGGCCGATCTGGAACAACTCGAAGCAGACCGCCAAGGTCCAGCTCCACATCGCGCCCGGTGACGCCCTCGTCGTGTCCGACGACGTCGCCGCGCAGCTGCAGGCTGCCGACACCCACTTCGTCGACGGTGAGCCGACCTGGACACTCGACGAGCTCAAGGCCGCCAACGCCCCGGCACCCGCCCCCGCCGAGGGCGAGGCCGAGGCCGCGCCGGCGGATGACGCTGACGCCAAGCCGAAGCGTGGGCGGGCCCGCAAGCCCACCAGCGAGGACTGATGAACGTCGCTCACGAGCGCATCGTCGCCGGCACCGCTGCGACCATCAGCTTCCAGGGTGTCGACCAGGACGGCGAACCCGGCGACCCGGGCACCGTCACTGTCGGTGTGGTGCGTTCTGACGGCAGCACGGTCGTCAACGCCGGCACCGCCACCAGCGGATCGAGCACCAGCCCACGCACCTATGCGCTGACAGCGGCGCAGACGGCGACCGTCGACCTGCTCACCGCCACCTGGAAGGTCGGTTCGACGACGGTCGGCACGACGCTCGTCGAGGTCGTCGGCGGTGTGTTCGTCCGCATCGCCGATGTCCGTGGCATCGACCGTGTCGTCGCCGACGCCAGCATCGACCCGCTCCCTCATTTGAAGCGGGTGCGGTCCCGGGCGGAGCAGCTGATCGAGACGGAGACCGGAGTGGCGTGGGTGCCACGGTTCTCGACCGTTCGCCTCGACGGCAACGGCCAAGGGGCGCTCCTGCTGCCCGAGATGATGCTCAGGTCGGTGCGCTGGTGCCGCCTGTGGACCGACGGCACCACGTACTCGAGCCTGTCTGCCGCCGAGCTGGCCGCCATCCCAGCCGACAACGTCGGGATCGCCTGGCGGTCCGACGGCGCGAGTTGGCCGTGCGGTGTCCGCAACGTCGAGATCGGGTTCGAGCACGGGTACGCCACCCCGAACCAGGACATCGCCGAGGCGTGCCGGATGCTGCTGCGCGACTTCGCCCGCCTGTACGACAACGCCCTGAGCACCCGGCAGACCGGGTTCTCCGTCGACGGCATCTGGTCGCAGGTCGTCACCGCCAGCGTGCGTGGCGCGGCCACGTCGAACCCCGAGGTGAACGCCATCCTCACCCGGCACTCGCACCAGGTTCCCGGGGTCGCCTGATGGCGCAGGTCCGCACGTCCCGGGTGATCCCGGCAATGATCGCCCTCTACCGCCGCCTCGACGGGCTGTCGTATCCGGCGGCGTCGTCGGGTTCAGGGAACGTGACGGTGATCCTCGGAGCCGCGCAGACGATCCCGTTGGAGTACGTCATCGTCGACGGCGCACCCGACCCGTCGCAGATCGAGCAACGCACGTCGGACCGGATGAACGAGGAGTTCACGCTCCGAGTCGTCGTCGGCACCCAGGTCCCCCAACGCGATACCGCCACAGCGCCCGCCTCACAGGTGGCGCTCGAACGTCTCGCCGAGCTGCTCGACACCGTCGAAGCCGGTCTCCGTGACCAGACGACCGGCAAGCCGATCCTGCTGAACGAGGTCACCGGCCTCGACGTCGACGTCATCGCCCGCCAGGCCATGACCCTGTCCGTGCAGCCGCAGGTGTTCGCCGACGCCGAAGGCGTGAAGGCCGAAGCCTCTCTCATCGTCCGCATCCAAGCCGTGATCTGACCGGAGGACCCCATGACCCCCATCACCTACGTCGGCCCGCACACCGACGGCGTCGAGGACGTCCCCGGCTTCCCGGGTGCCGTGCTCCCCGGCCAAACCATCGAGGTGCCCGACGACATCGCCGCCGGGCTGCTCGAGCAGCCAGACAACTGGCAGCCCACCAAGCCCACCAAGCCCACACCGGCCAAGGCCGAGGGAGGTAAGCAGTCATGACCGGTTCCGGCACCTCGGCACAGATCGGGTTCAAGATCGAGACCACTCCGGGCACCCGGATCGTCCCGACCAGGTTCCTCGAGCTCGTCAGTGAGAACATCACCGTCGATCGTCAGACGATCCGCAGCCAGGGCATCCGCACCGGCCGCCGCACGGCGTCGCGGATGTCGAACGGTGCGTCTCTCATCACCGGGCAGTTCACCGTCATCGCCGCCCCGCAGGGCCTCGGCATGTTGCTGCAGGCCGTCCTCGGGGCCGTGTCGACGAGCGGTGCGGGCCCGTACACGCACGTGTTCACCCCGGGGTCGATCACCGACGACACGTTGACGGTGCAGGTCGGCCGCCCCCGTGTGCTGTCGACCACCGTCGACCCGACCGACTACCTCGGCGTGAGCCTCAACGGGTTCTCCATGTCGGCGTCCGCGACCGACACCGAGGAGATCCCGGTGGTGTTCGACATCGCCGGCGGCATGGGCTACTCCACCGCCCAGACGTTGGCGTCGGCGTCGTTCCCGTCCGGGTACTCAGGGTTCCGGTGGCTCGACTCGTCGATCTCCGTCGGCGGCTCCGACGTCGCCGTGAAGACGTGGGGCGTCGACGTCAAGAACAACCTCGTCGGGAACCGGCTGCGGATCTCCGCCACGACACCGGGCACCCCGAAGCAGTCGACCGAGGGTGGGCTGCGCACGGCGACCGGCACGCTGACCGCCGACTACTCGGCGACGACGTTGCGTGACGCCTACTTCTCCGGCGCCGACCTCGCCGTCAGCCTGGCGTTGGCGTCCGGTACGACGTCGCTGACGATCGCCGGCAACGTCCGCCCGACCGGGTCGACCGGTGTCGTCGCCGGCCCCGACAACCTCGAGCAGCCGTTCGCGTACGAGTTCTACAGCTCGACGTCGGACGCGGCGGCGATCACGGTGACGCTGGTCAACTCCGACTCGACGCCGTGACCTGATGCCGACCGACACCCCGGAGGCGTTCGGACGCCGGCTGGATGGTCTGTCGGCGCAGTTCAGCGACGCCGGGTTGCGCAAGCTCCTCACCGAGCTCGGCCAGGACGCCAAGGTCGATGCCGCTGTCGGGTTCCGTCAGGACCTCGGTGGCGACCTCGCGATGCGGAACTGGCGTCGCAAGGCTCCGCAGAAGCTGACCGCCCGGTACGACATCACTGGCCCGTCGACGATGGAGGTGACGCCGGAGCGGCGCGCCCGTGGCCCGATCTCGATGTTGGAGTCGGGTCGCAAGCCTCGTCGTGCTGGCGGGGTGATCCCTGGCCGGATCCGCACGACGAAGGACGGGACGCAGTCGCAGCGCATCTCGTTCGCGAAGCGGACGGTCGGGCCGATGGCGCCGAAGGGGACGTGGTCGGACGGGTACGAGGTGATCGCTCGCCGGTTCCCGGCACGGCTGAAGGATCACGCGTCGCGGATGATCCGCAAGGGCATTGGAGGCTGACCCGTGGGGATGATGGAACGCATCCGGGTCGTCTTCGACCTCGGGACCACCAGCCTGAACCGTGGCCTGAAGGGCGTGAAGGCGGACGTCGACGCCGCCGACGGTGCGTTCAACAAGGCGAAGGTCGGCATTCAGGGCCTCGGTTCTCAGCTCGGCCAGTACGCCGCCCCGGCCGCGTTGGCTGCTGGCACCGCACTCGTCGCGTTCGGCGTGAAGGCGGTGAAGTCGTTCGAGGACGGCGCCCTCGCCGCCGACAAGTTCGCGCAGGCGACGGGCATGTCGATCGAGGATGCCAGCCGGTGGCGTGAGGTCGCCGGCGACATGGGCGTCTCGGCCGACACGGTGCAGTCGGCGATTGGTCGACTGACGAGGCAGCTCGAAAGCGGCGCTCTCAAGCAGTTCGGCATCGAGGCGAAGGTCGGCAGCGACGGCCTGATGGACGTCAACGCGTCGGCCATCGCCGCGTTCCAGTCCATCTCCAACATCGCCGACGCCGGCGAGCGCAACCGTGCGGCGCAGGCGGCGTTCGGGAAGAGCTACCAGGAGCTCTCCCGAATCTTCCAGGCCGCCGGCGGCGACGCCAGCAAGCTCAAGGCGGCGCTCGACGGGGTCGCCGACGCCCAGGTGTTCACGTCCGAGGACGCGCAGAACGCCAAGGACCTGCAGGCGGCGATGGCCGAGTTGCAGGACGCCGTCGACCAGGTGACGCTGTCCGTCGCCCGCGGCCTCGTCCCCGCCGTCACCGACGCAGCCGAGGGCATCAGCGGCCTCACCGACGCCGCGGGCAACCTCCCCGGCCCGTTGAAGACGATCGGCGGGCTGCTCCTCTCCAACCTGAACCCGCTCGACAACTTCGCCAAGGGCCTCAAGGGCATGTTCGGCGAAGGCAACTCCATCGAGGAGCGGGCGTTCGGGCTGATCCAGTCGATCCCCGTCATCGGCGACCTGGCGTCAGCGGCGGCCGACCAGTTCAACCTGTTCAACGAGTCGCTGAACGGCATCGGTGACGCTGTCGGCAGTCGGGTCGGGCCGAAGCTCGACGAGCTGAAGCGCAAGCAGGAGGAGGCCGCCGCCGCGGCCGAGGAGGCAGGCCAGAAGGCTGCATGGTTCGCGTCGTACGGCCTGGACCCGGCGACAGCATCGGCGCAGGACATCGCCGACGCTCTCAAGGACGCCGGCGACCGCGCCGAGTACTACGACTCTCGCGTCGCTGCCGCCGGGGACACCACCGCCGATGCCGGCGACGACGTCGGCGAGATGGCCGGCCTGCTCGACGGGCTCGAGGCGTCGCTCGACAACGTCGACGAGGCGTGGCAGCGGCTCCAGGGCTCCTTGTCCGGCGAGCGGACCCTGAACGATGTCACCGACGGGTTCACGGACATCAAGACGAAGGCGGAGGAGGCGTTCGCCGCCGCTGCGTCGGGCGCCGCGGATGCTGAGGACAAGCGGCGCACGTACCGCGACGGCATCCTCCAGCTCAAAGAAGACGTGATCACCTACTCCGACGAGGTCGCCCACCTCCCGCCGGAGCAGGTCACCAAGATCCTGTCGCTGATCGACCAGGGCAAGTTCGACGAGGCGCAGCTGGCGCTCGTCGGGTTGACGGAGCCGCTCGGCGCGCCGGTGAAGCCGGAGGTCGACCCGGCCGACAAGGCCGGGGCGTCGGACGAGCTCGACATGGTGGCGGCTCCGCGGTCGGCGTTCATCTCGCCGGTCATCGACGCCGTCTCGAAGGCGGTCGCCGAGGCCATCATCGCGGGTCTCACTGCCACCCGGCAGATGTTCGTCAACGTCGTCTTCAACTACCTCAATCCGTGGGGTGGCAGCGGGACTGGCACTGGTGGCAGGCCCGCACCCGGCTCCGACTTCGCCGGTGGCGGCCCGCAGTTCCAGGACCCGTCCGAGGCGTGGGCGTGGTGGTTGTCGCAGCAGAATAAGGGTGGCGGCGGCAAGCCGAAGCCTGACGACGGTGTCGTGTCGTGGCGGGACTTCGACGCATCGTCGGCCAAGGACAACGTCGAGGACATGGCCGCTCGGCACGCGAAGGCGCGTGTCGAGCGGATGCGCCGCCGGTACGAGACGGGCGACATCACCGCTCTGACGTACCGGGACAAGGTGCTCAAGCCTGCTCTGCGGCTGTTCAAGGTCCGGTCGGACTACTGGATGACGCTGTGGAGCGAAATCCAGAGCGTCAACGACGACATCAAGCAGGAGGAGGACACCGGCGACGGCGACGGCGGCGGCTCCGACGGCGGCAAGCCACCGAAGCCTGACGACGGTGTCGTCGGGGCCGAGGACTTCGACGCATCGTCGGCCAAGGACAACGTCGACGACCTCGTTGCCAAGCGAGCCAAGGCGCGTGTCGAGCGGATGCGCCGCCGGTACGAACGGGGCGACATCTCGGCGCCGACGTACCGGGACAAGGTGCTCAAGCCCGCCCGCCGACTGTTCAAGGTCGACTCCGACTACTGGACGTACCTCCATGGTGAGATCGCCCGAGTCAACGCCGACATCCAGCGGAAGATCGACGACAACACCCCGGACGCTCCCCCGGAGCCGCCCAAGGACCCGACGTCGGCGGGTGAGGACACCCGCGCCGCGCAGGACGCCAAGACGGACATGCTCGCCGCGGTCGCCGCCCTCTACGGCGACCACTCGACGGCGACGCAGCGTCGGGCCGCTGACGCCATCTACCGCAGCATCGCCGCCGACGCGGACAGGCGCTGGTTCCGTGCCGGCCACCCGAAGGCGTGGGGCAACTACGTCATCGGCCGCCTCGAAGCCGCGATCAAGCTCTACGCCGGCTACCCGGTGTTGCAGACCCGCCTGCGGACGTACCTCGCCGACGTCAAGGCGGCCATCTCGACCGACAAGCGCGGCACGAGTGACGGCGGCGGTGGGTCCGGCGGTGGCTCGGGTGGTGGCTCCGGTGGCGGTGGGACCTCGACGCAGGTGATGCACCTGCACATCACCTTGAAGCCCGAGGGTCCCATCCCGGTGTCGACGTTGAAGAAGATCGAGCGCGGCTTGCGCCGTCTGGAGGACGAGGACGGATGACGACGTATCTCACCATCGGTCGCTGCGCCCTCGCCGAGCCGCCGGAGGTCATCGACTGGTCCGGGGACACCGTCACCATCTCCGGCCAGATCTGGGAGACGACGGTCGCCGGGATGCAGGCCCGCCGTCAGCAGCTCCTCGGCATGGTGGACAACCAGGACGAGTCACTGTTCCCGATCACGTTCACTGAGGACTCGACGCTCAACGGGTTCTACACGATCGACTCGGCGACGGCCGGCTCGAACGAGGTGATGTTGAACGCCGGGGTTCCGATCCCGTACTCGGTGACAGCGACCCGCATCACGGGCTACGCGTCAGCCGAGACGCAGTCCGACGTTCTCGCCGTGCTGCGCACCAACGGTCACAGCGTCACGACGGTCGACGCGGCCATCTGGGCTGGCCCGTACAACGGCCTCGACTACGCCACGGCCCTGACGACGACGGGGCTGGTTCGCAACTACGCCGGGTCGACGGTGACGGCCGGCTACTACACGGCGATCGACAGCAACGTGACGTCGACGGCGCGGTCGGGGACGTTCACCGCCACGAACGACGACCCGTCGCGTTGGTACGACGCCTCGACGGTGATCGAGGTCAAGGGCGCCGACGGCAACTGGTACGCCGTGGTCGGCACGGAGGCTCCGGCAAACGAGACGTGGCGCATCTCCAACGGGATGATCCGCCTCGGCGTGACGACGCCGGTCTACTCGCAGACGACACTCGGCCTGGAAGTGAACGACAACGCCGGGACGACGGCGACCACCTGGGGGCCGCTCGTCACGAACTTCACCGGCTACGACTACGACGTCGTCAACGGCAAGATCGACCTCGGCGGTGGCGGCCAACCGGTGATCCTGCGCAACGACCCCGACGTCGTGTCGGTGCGACTCACCGTCGGCGATGGCGGC